TCGCATCGGGTGGGGCAAATTAGCGAGTGCTGGTAACGGATTTATTAAATACTTTGCCACGGTCTATGAGCAGGTGATTATCGAACACAAGAATGGGGCTAATTTTGAGATACCCAAAGCACGTCGCATTGAGCCTCCAAAGAAAACCAAGCTCGATGACGATAGTCCAGTTGCGCAGGAATGGGAAAAACTAAAAGCAAGAATGTTAGGGAAGCGGAGAGAAACGGCATGAAAAAACACATCGGTACCGGCAAGGTAGTCAAGAAGTCCGAATGGCTTGTGGCCAATAAGGTGAAAGTCACTTACACGGATTTAAGCAGCGAAGAGTTAACGCGCCAAGCCTATGATCAAGTTATTCGAGAGGTGAAAGATGCGTAAAGCTAGGGGGTTAACAGAAGACCAAGTGCAACAAGTAGTACTCAATTGGTCAAGACGGCAAACATACAAATCACGGCCCTTGTTTGATTATCTGCATCATTCCCCCAATGGGGGCAGTCGTCATCCTGTAGAAGCTGCTAAATTCAAACGTATGGGGGTTAAGGCGGGTTATCCAGACTTAATACTTGATATTGCTAAGGGTGGTTATCACGGGCTCAGAGTCGAGCTTAAACGAGACAAGAGAAGCTACCCAACAAAGATGCAAAAAGAGCGCATACAGATGCTCAATGACGAGGGGTATCTAGCGGTGGTAGCCAAAGGCGTAGATGAAGCCATCGAGACAATCCAGACGTATTTAAATCTTAAAGACAAAGGCGAGGGGCTGGCATGAAGCATACAGACATTAAAAAAGGTCAGGTTTGGAGAAGCAAACCAGTGGACAGTCCTTTGGCGTATTCGGTAAAGGTTGTAGGTGTCTATGGCAATTTTGTCGAGTTTATTGTTGAGAGTAACAATCGAATAGAGTCCCTCAGAACATTTAGAGAAAAGTTTGATTTTTATGCGCACAAGGAGATTGTTGTTAAGAATGATAGTGCTCAGTATTGGATTAAAAACTATAGTTTGGCGGCTGGATTAAAATTTGAAACACGGGAGTGCCCTAAGTGCGGTATCGAGTATAGCGGGTTTGAATCGCTACTGATGCAAACCAACAAGATGTGTCAGACATGCCGATATCAGGAGAAGATAAGAAATGAAACAAAAAGCCCCTTTGCGCAGGCGCTTCGCCAAGCTGTGAGTGAATCTATACAGAAGAAATCCATAAGTTGGAATGATCGTTGGCCTGAATCTTTTTGGACTGAAAAAGGAGATAAGGCGAAAGGCGTGAAGTCTGACAACAACAAAAGACGTTATAGCTTATTACCAGCCGGCACGATCAATGAAGTGGTTGATGTGCTCGAATTTGGTAGCGCCAAGTACGCTGATGATAACTGGCAGAAAGTAGATAATGCACGTACTAGATATTACAACGCTGCGTTACGTCATATCGACTCATGGTGGGATGGCGAAGTTAAAGATGATGAGACTGGAAAACATCATTTGGCCCACGCTATTTGCTGCTTAATGTTTTTAATGTGGTTTGACTTGTCCGCACACAAGAATACAGAAAAGGGGAAATAGCTTGAACAAGGTGCTGCTAAATAGATTTGGTACCAGCCCTCGGTTGCAGTTATCCTGCGGCGATTGGCTTCAGCATGGCATGCATGCTAAGACTGTTAAGTTTGATATTGGGCAAGGCGGTGAGGCACCGCAAGTTAACTGGGAGGATAGGAGTGCAGCTATCGCTCTAATAAAACATGGTCCAGCCAAGGCGCTGGCAAGCTTATTGCTTTGGGGTAGTAACGAGCATTGGAATTGGTCAGATGACTTTGACAAAGTTGTACGTTATTTTACTGGCGGGATGCTACAGCACTGTGATGCAGACGATAGGCAAGCGCCAAAGGGCTGCATTCACAGCCGTGAGGAGTTGGCTTATCTTATGGCACGCATGACATTGCATTTCGAGTTATATAATCTGTGGGATTTGTACTCGCTTGAGGGGCAGCTGCTGTTCAGTGGTATCGATGTTCCAGCTAATACATATCGTCAAGTGTGGAAAAAATATCAAGATGGGATGTTGGCTGATATCCAGTCCTTAGTTTGGGATATTGAGAAAGCAGTAAGTGGTTATAGGGTAGGGCTATGCGATTAAATTTAACAGAGAAGCAGTACAATATATTGTTAGATGAATTCTTATTAAACCCTGAGCTTGCACACGCTGTAAGGCGGTGGCCAGGTGGCCATGGATATGATTTTAGGCGCCAATGTTTTGATTATGCTTTAAGTGGGCAACCTATTGGATTTATCAGTAATCAATCAGAATATGCTATAACTCTTATGGCGAAATATTTTCTAACTGGCTATCAGTTAGGTGTGGATATTGATAGCGGAGTAAGTGAGCGTTACAAAAACTCCGGTAAAGGCGCTTAATACAACATTGGGCAACATATAGGTACAACTTATAGGTTGACCCTCTCTGACAGATAAGGTACTATTTATATAAAGTGGTCTTACGTGTAAGTAAGGCGTTATTAAAAGCGATTGATTTAATTATCAGTCGCTTTTTTTGTGCCTGTAATTTAAGAGCACCATCTGACTGAATACCCTTTATAACCCTTATAGGTTCTAAGATGCTCATATCTGAGCATCTGATTAACCATGGTACCCTCATTGATGATGGTACCAAAAATATATAAGTTCCGAAAGGATTACCACTGGTAATAGTGGCGGCGTTAAGTGACCCATAAGCCCGTAGCCAACGATAAGAGTCGCACTTATATTTACCTTACCCACGCCAAACAGCGTGGGCTTTTTTATACCTGGAGTTTGTGTTGCTATGCCATCCACGCCATGCCGAGCACCACGCTGCCCTAACCTAACAACACGCAAAGATAAAGGCTATTGTGATGAGCATAAAGACAGACGCAGCAATTGGGCTAGACATCAACAACGACACGGCAATACAACCGAGCGTGGTTACGGACACGTATGGCGCAAACTTCGCACGCAGATACTTCAGCGCGATGATTATCTTTGCGTATCTTGTCGAGCAGCAGGTAGGCTTGTACCGGCCACTGACGTTGACCACATAGTGCCTAAATCACAAGGCGGTACAGATACACCAGACAATCTGCAATCGCTGTGCAAGCAGTGTCACAGACGCAAGACGGCCAATGAATAATAAGGAAAGATAATGGATAATCAACACAAGAAGATAAAAGGATACCGTGATTTAACAGCAACAGAAATCGCAGAGATGAATCAAGCCAAAGCTTTAGCGCAACAAGTCGGTGATTTTATCAATAATTTGGAAGCTCAAGACATTGAACATATGATTGATAAGCGTTGGTTGAACATAGCGCGTACAGATTTGCAAAAAGGTTTTATGTCATTAGTTAGAAGTATTGCTAAACCAGATGGCTTTTAGTTGCGCCTTATATTCGAGGATGGATCTGCATTATAAAGGGGGAGGGTGGGTCAATTGTTCAGAGGGCTTGCCGAAATGACCGACCCCCTCCCTGAATTTTTACGACCGCGAAATTAAAAGTTTAGGTTACCGAAAAATAGGATTGATTTATGAGAGGACGTAAGCCCAAGCCGACGGCGCTAAAAAAGCTGGCAGGTAATCCGGGCAAGCGTAAGCTCAATGATGCTGAGCCGGACTTCACTGAAATAACAGATGTCGAGCCACCAGAATGGCTGCCAGACTTGGCAGTAGAAATGTGGCAAACAGTAATGCCTGAATTATTGGCCGCCAAAGTTTTAACCGTACCGGATCTGCATAATGTCGAAGCGTTTTGTACAGCATACGCAATGTGGCGAGATGCAGAAGATCACGTTAAGCAATTTGGTGTTGTCATAGAAACGGAGAAATCCACAATCAAAAACCCAGCCGTGACTGTGATTAACGAAGCCAAAAAACAGATGCGTGAGTTTGGTGCATTACTTGGACTTGACCCAAGCTCTCGTCAAAGATTGGTAGGGCCCAAAAAGAGCGAAGACAAAGGAAACCCCTTTGATGACTTTTAAATAACTAGATAGAGTTAACGATGAAATGTCCCGTAAATATCCTAATGTCGCAAAAGCTGAAAAGTACGCTCGCGACGTGGTTGCGGGAAAAATCATTGCATGTAAGTGGATTAAACTTGCATGCCAACGTCATTTAGACGAAAAAAAACTAAGCAGAAGTAAAGACTTCCTATACAAATTTGACCCTGAGAGAGCTGAGCGAGTAGCTAAGTTTATCCAGTTGCTACCACATACGAAGGGTAAGTGGGCTAGAGAACGCCTGCCAATAACGCTAGAACCATGGCAGCTGTTTAGTATTTGCATACCGTTTGGCTGGATAATCAAGAAAACAAAAATGCGCCGGTTCCGGCGCTTACTTGTTTTTGTGCCTCGTAAAAATGGCAAGTCTGTCATTGCAGCTGGTATTGGCCTATATATGTTCGTGGCCGATAACGAGTTCGGGGCTGAAGTCTACTCAGGCGCCACAACAGAGAAGCAGGCTTGGGAAGTGTTTAGGCCGGCCAAGCAAATGGTTGACCGCACACCGGCATTAAAAGCACGCTTTGGTATTGAGTCAAATGCGTCAAACATGAACGTGCCGTCCGATGGCAGTCGTTTTGAGCCGGTTATTGGTAAGCCTGGCGATGGCTCGAGTCCATCATGCGCTTTGGTTGATGAATACCACGAGCATAAAGATTCGGACCTGTACGACACGATGGAAACCGGTATGGGTGCCCGTGACCAGCCAATGATGGTAGTTATTACCACCGCAGGCGCGAATATTGGTGGTCCTTGCTACACGTTAGTACGTGACGCGCAAAAGATGCTCGATGGTGCGTTAGACATGCCCGATATGTGGGCCATGATCTACACAAAAGACGAGGAAGATGAGTGGTCAAGTGAGCTAGCACTGCGTAAAGCAAACCCAAATTACGACATATCAGTAAGCGGTGAATTCCTAAGGGCGCGCTGCCGAGATGCAATGCAGTCAGCACACAAGCAAAATACATTCAGAACCAAACACGTCAACGAGTTTGTGGGTGCCAAATCTGCTTGGATGAATATGTCCAAGTGGAGAGAAGCGCCAGAGCGTAAATCGCTTGAGGAGCTACAAGGCAGACCGTGCTATATCGGGCTTGATTTAGCAACCAAGATTGATATTGTCGCCAAAGTAATGGTATTTCCGCCAACGCTTGATGACCCTAACTATCATGTGCATTACAAGTTCTACATACCCGAAGCCAGGTTAATGGAAGAGGGCGAGGTTAATAGCGAGCGTTACCAAGAATATGATCACCTTGGTTTATTGACGGTAACGGCTGGCGAGGTTATCGACTTTAGCGCTATTGAAGATGATCTAAAAGATGATCTGGCTACTCACAATGTACAAGAAATAGCCTACGACCCATGGCAAGCAGCTCAATTGGCCCAGAACATGGAAAACGAGGCGCAGTGATGGTAGAGATACGTCACACAGTCCAAAACATGTCCGAGCCCATGAAAGAGACTGAAGCGCTTGTGCTATCACGGCGCCTAGCTCATGGTGATGATCCGGTTATGACTTGGATGATGTCCAACGTGGTGGCCACACTGGATAAAAAAGACAATGTCTATCCAAATAAAGAGCGAGCCGAAAGTAAGATTGATGGGCCAGTGGCGCTAATTATGGCACTGGCGCGTGCGATAGTGCATGACCAAAGCAATGGCTTAGATGATTTTGCAAGCAACCCAATTATGGTAGGGATATGATAAAAAAACAGGTAGGCCCTATCAGAGCGGCCATTTTGGAGTTTATGGGTGTTCCGGCTGAGATAACGCAGTTGGACGCCAATCAAGTGTTGTCCTTACTGGGCAACGGCACTCAAACATCAAGCGGCAAAAACGTCACTGTAGATAGTGCATTGCAATTATCTACAGTGTGGGCTTGTGTGCGATTGATTAGTGAAACGGTTTCAACGCTACCGCTTAGAGTTTATCAAAACAATGACGATGGTAGCCGCACCTTGGCTAAGTCGCACCACTTATACAAGCTACTTTGTAAGAAACCCAATGCGGAGTTTACGCCTAGCCGCTTTCGCTTGATGATTGTGGCTAGCATTTGTCTGTGGGGTAATGCATATGTCGAAAAGATTTATATTGGCAAGCGCTTAGTATCATTAGAGCCGCTATTGCCACAGTACATCACAGTGAGGCGGCTAAAAAACCGCAGTCTTGAATATAAAGAAGTCAAAAATGGCGAAGAGCGCGTTATCCCGGAAGACCGAATTATGCATATTCGTGGATTTGGGATAGATGGCATCAATGGTTTGGCAACAATATATCAAGGCCGTGAGACAGTTGGGAGTGCCACTGCAGCTGACCAAAGTGCTGGCAAGTTCTTCAAAAAAGGTATGCAGCCATCAGGGTTTCTGACAACTGACGTGCAGTTAAATGATAAACAAAGAGGTCAGATTGGTGACAACGTTACTAAATATGCGATGAGTGAAAATGCTGGACGCATTATGGTGTTAGAAGCTGGCATGAAGTACCAGAACATCACAATGAATCCAGAAGCTGCTCAGTTGCTACAAACTCGAAGCTACAACGTTGAGGAATTGTGCCGGTTGTGGCGTGTACCACCCTTTATGATTGGCCACATGGACAAAGCATCAAGCTGGGCTTCATCAACTGAAGCTCAAATGCTGCACTTTTTAACCAATACCTTACGCCCTTTATTAGTCAATATTGAGCAAGAGCTTGCAGTCAGTCTATTGGACCCGCGAGAAAGCGACGATATTACAATTGAGTTTTCTGTTGAGGGATTGTTGAGAGCTGACAGCAAGGGTCGTGCAGAATATTACAACAGCGCTCTCAATAACGGTTGGATGAATCGTAACGAAGTAAGGCGACTTGAAAACCTACCACCAGTGCCTGGCGGCGATGTCTATACGGTGCAGTCTGCGCTAATCAATCTTGAGCATGTTGGCAAAAATTACGGAGCTATAAACGATGAACCGACGCAGCAAACTACCTAAAGCACCAGAAGCTAAAGAACGACCACAGCTGCACAGCGATGTGACGCCCAAAGCGCGTGAAATGTGGGATGGTGCTATTAAAGCAGCTGATGTGAGTGAAGATGACAATGTTATTAATATCTTAGATGCTATTGGCTACGATTGGTGGACTGATAGTGGCACCACAGCGAAGCGAATAAATGCAGCGCTAAAATATATTGGCCGTGACAGCGATGTAATTGTAAATATTAACAGCCCGGGCGGTGATGTATTCGAAGGTTTGGCCATCTATAACCTATTGCGTGAGCATAAAGGCAAAGTGACTGTACGCATTTTGGGCATTGCTGCAAGTGCCGCATCATTTATTGCCATGGCTGCCGACGAACTACAAATTGCTAGAGCTGGCTTTCTTATGATTCATAATAGCTGGACGATTGCAGCGGGTGATCGCAATGATTTACGGGATGTGGCTGACTTCTTAGAGCAAATCGACGGCACTATCGCTGATGTTTACCATGTTCGTAGCGGTATTGATGCTGGCGAGTTGGCCACCCAGATGGACACAGAAACATGGATTAGCGGCAAGACTGCTGTAGAAACCGGCATGGCTGACGGCTTTCTTGACTCCGATGTTGTTACAAAAGACGAAGACACTAAAAATACATCTAACGCGGTGCGCAAGATTGACAAATTGATGGCGATGCAAGGCATTCCGCGTAGTGAGCGCCGCGAACTAATTGCAGAAATTAAACAGGGTACGCAAGACGCTGCCCAGCCAGGTATGCATGACGCTACCGAAATACCGCAGGATCTGATCAATGATTTGCGTGCTGTAGCCGCTAAATTTGAGCAGTTAAACGCTTAACCCCTCAACCAAATTAAACATTAGAAACCCGCCATTTGGTGGGTTTTCGCATTTATGGAGATAGACATTATGTCTGACCTTGAAATTAAAAATACGCTTGATGCTGTAAACAAGCAACTGAAAAAAGCTAATGAAGAGTTGTTGCCAAAAGCAGAGAATGCGCTCAAAAAAGCTGAGAAGTCTGAAGAGTTGTCTGCTCAAACAAAAAATGAGTTAGATAAGCTAATGACAACCACCAACGCTTTGGAGGTCGCTAAAAATGATCTTGAAGTGCGTATTGGCGAAGCTGAGCAATTATTCGCGCGCCATAAGGGCGATGCTGGTAACAAAACTTACAAAACGGCTGGCCAGATTGTAGCCAATTACGAGGGTTTGCCACAGTTTGTAGAGGGCATCCAGGCTGGTCAGAAAATCCGAATCCCTGTTGGCAATGCAATTACGTCGCCTGATATCCCAGATGGCATTATCGCACCAACACGCCTCCCTGGTATTGATCAGAAGCCTAAGCAGCGTTTGTTTATCCGCGACTTAATCGCACCAGGTCAAACAGATAGTAATGCTATTTTTTGGGTGCAAGAGGGCGGCTTTACTAACAATGCAGCTGCGGTCTCTGAAAACACGCAAAAGCCTTACTCTACAATGACTTTTGATACCAAGATTACACCAGTGGCCACTATCGCTCATATGTTCAAAGCGTCTAAGCAAGTATTAGATGACTTCAAACAGCTGATGTCTACTATCGATGCTGAAATGCGCTTTGGTTTAAAGCAGAAAGAAGAAGAGCAAATCTTGTTTGGTAATGGTTCTGGTGCAAACTTGCATGGCATCATGCCACAAGCTGAAAATTTTAACGCCCTTATTAAGCCTGAAGGTAAATCAACCAATATTGATGTTGTGCGTTTGGCAATGCTGCAGTGTCGTCTTGCACGTATGCCTGCCACTGGTACCGTCATGGACTTCTTGGAGTGGGCGAAGATTGAGCTGACTAAAAACAGCCTTGGCAACTATATCATCGCCAATCCAATGGGCTTCTTAGAAAAAACTCTATGGGGCCTCCCAGTCGTCGATACTGATGAGCCAAACTTCAAAGGCAAGTTCTTAACAGGCGCGTTTGCAAGTGGCGCTCAAATTTTTGACCGTGAAGAAGCCAACGTGGTTATCTCTACTGAAAACGTAGATGACTTTGAGAAGAACATGATCTCTATCCGCTGCGAAGAACGTTTGGCATTAGCTCTTAAGCGTCCTGAAGCGTTCGTTAAAGGTGAATTTGCTACAGCGGTTGCAGGTTTAAACGCAGGAGCCTAACCCACACTCACAGCATCCCACTAATTATAAAAGGCAGCTATTAACCGTAGCTGTCTTTTTTATGGAGATAACAATATGTTTGTACGAGTAAATACCGACATTATGGTCGGAAACAAGACGATTATGAAGGGTCGCACTGCAGAAACAACAAAGAGCGAGGGTCGCGATCTCGTCACTAAAGGCTATGCAGAGGAAGTTGATGCCTTAGATACTGCTGATGCAAGAGGTGCTGATTCTAATACTGAAAAATGGCAAACCGTAATTGCCATTAATGATGATGAAAGCGTGGTCACTGTCAATGATATGACGGGTCCAGAGCTTAAAAAATTCCTAACCGATAATGAAGTCGATTTTAAATCGAGCGCTAAAGTCAACGAGTTAAAAGACTTGGTGGAAGATTTAATTAAATCAAAAAATGAAGGTTAGCCATGATCACACTTGAGCAAGTCAAATTCCAATGCCGTATCGAGCAAGATTTTCATTATGAGGACGGCTTGCTCAATGGCTATATTGCAGCGGCTCGTAATCATGTGCAGATGCATATTGACCGCACGATTTATCCTGATGCGGTGCCAAGCGATGACCCGGATGGCTTGGTAGACAACGCAAGTATTGACCAAGCAATGCTATTGCTGGTAGCTCATTGGTACGCAAATCGTGAAGCAGTATCTGAGTCAGCAATGACTGAAGTGCCACTTGGTGTGCGTCACTTACTGCAGCCCTATAGACGCATGGGGGTTTAAATGAATGCTGGCAAGTTAAGACACCGCATTAAGCTTTATAAGGGCAAAACAAAATCATCACCTATGGGTGGGGGCGGAGCATTAATATGGGAGCATGTACTGACACTCTCCGCCGCGTTTGAGCCACTATCTGTAAAAGATATGTTGGCAGCTCAAGCGGCCAGTAGTGAGGCTAAAGTACGTTGTACCTTACGGTACCGGCATGATGTGGATAGCAAAATGCGAGTTGGCCATAGAGGCCGGATGTACGAGATTGATGGCGACCCACTGCCAGATGCGAACAGTGGCCTCGAATACATGACTCTAATGTTAAAAGAGGTGACCAATGGCTGATGATTTTGGCAGCATGGAAATACACGGGCTTGATGAGCTAGAAGCTAAGCTTGCACTGCTAGATAACGAGCTGGCTGGCAAGTCTCTATATAGCGCTTTAAACGTTGCTTTAACTCCAGTTGTTAAAGAGGCTAAGGCTCGAGCGAGTGTAGCACCTGAACCGCACATAATGACAACAGCCGGCGGTCGTAAGGTTGAGGTTCAGCCTGGGCTGCTTGAGTCAGCTATCCGCAAACGCAGACTGCCGAAGTCTGAGCATACAGGAGAGTTCGCCCAAGGCGCTGTGATGGGTGTTTATGTTGGTAAGGGCACAAAACAAAAAGAATATCCTAGATATTGGCACTTTATTGAACATGGCACATCAAAAATGAGATCAGCGCCATTCTTGCGCCCTGCTTTTGATCACAACGTAGGCAACATGGTAGACCGCTTTGCTAAAAAGCTGGCTCAAAATATAGACAAGCATCTGGAGTAATCAATGATAGCGGGAGTGAGAATTAATACTCTATTGTCACCTATGGTTAACGGCCGGCTTTATCCCGATATGCTGACAGAGCACGATGACAAAACTATCCCGTATATTGTTTATCAGAATATAAGCACAGTGCCCGAAGTGACGCTGGATGGTGTGACAGGGCATGATTGGGTCCGCATGCAAATAGACGTATATCACAACGATAAATACCAGGCTGTACTACTCGCAAATCGAGTAGTGCAAAAAATTAATGACAACATACAACCCAGCATTTATAGCGCGAGACAGTCGCTTCGCGAGGGTAATTTATTTCGCGAGTCGATCGATTATGAATTTTGGCAAACCGCCCCAACAGAAGACGAAATGGAGTAATCACCATGGCAGTAGAAAATTTAGTAGATAGCTTTTACCAGCTATTAGTATCTAGCACCGAGTCAGAGTTTAAAAAAGTAAAGCATTTGCAAAAATGCGAGCCCCCGACCAGCGAAAAAACATTAGATGATGTGACGGCAACTGATGATACTCGCACAGTCAAGGCAGTTGTCAATTTCACAGAGGACAGCGAAATTGAGTTCGAATTCGTGCTTGATCCGGCTGACGAACAGCACCTCCTAATACAAAGTGCGTATGAAGAGAATACAGAGTTGAGCTGGCAGTATAAACTCGTCAAAGCGACGGGATTGAGCCGTCAGTTCAAAGGCATGGTCAGTAAATTAACTCCAAACACTGATGATAATAAAAAGAAGGTCCGCATGACTGGGACAATCACTATCACCAGCGACCCCACAAAAACTTTAACTGAATAATAGGATAATGCAGATGAAAAAGAACGAAACTAAAGGTGTTTTAGATAAAGCCGCCATTCTGGCATTTGCCAGCAATAGCGCTTTAAAGGTTGAGAAAATCGAACTGTCAGAAATGGGGGGTGAGGTTTACATCAAAGAGCTTACAGCGGGCGAGCGCGAAGCTCTTGAAAAACAGATGCAAAGTCAGACTGATAAAAATGCTGTACGCGCTACTGTGTTTGTACATAGTGTTTGTAACGCAGATGGTGAGCTGATGTTTGATGTTGAAGACATCGAAGCAATTAAACAATTGCCTAGCCGTCCAGTCATTAAAGTGTTTAACCGCTCAAATGAAATCAACGGCATCACCCCTGAGCAAGTAGATACTGCAGAAAAAAACTCCTAAGCCATCCAAGCCGTAGATTTTTATTCAAACTTGCGGGTCATCTTGGTATGACAGTATCACAGCTGTCATCTGAGATGACATCGAAGGAGTTGAGCGAGTGGATGGCTTACGATAGATTTGACCCGATTGGAGGGTTCCGACAAGATTTACAGACAGCGCATTTGTTATATGCAAAACTGGGTGGCGAGGATAAAAATATTTCTGACTTCCTACCTGTTGACCCAAATCCAATGACTGACGAGCAGCGCGCAGAGCTTGAAAAGCAGAAACGGATTGCTGAGTTGCAAGCTCAGACAGCGCAAATGATTGCTATGTTTGACAGTATGTAGGGTTACAAGTTAGATTCTAAGTATTATAGTTTAATCTTGGAAACCACTATGAAATATTTTCTTATCCCTATATTAATGTGTGTAGCAATG